TCGCAGTAGTCTATGCCGTAGGGGTTGTCGCTGTTGTGGTGCCGGCAGTTCCAGCAGTCGTAAATCGTTCGTTTCATATCGTAGTCATTTTAATGTCCATAGTTAAAATGATAAGAGAGGCCGCTGCGTTGCGGTCTCTCTTATCAGGTAGGATGGCAGCGGGGGTTTACTCGGTGCCCTTCGGGAATCAAGGGGACAGGTCCATGATCACTCTAAATGAGCGAATCACGCGACCTGTCCCCTTGATTGCTCACGTCAGCGTCTTCATCGGGGCGAGGTCTGCCAGTTTGGGGTCTATCAGATCCACGGTCATGCCGAGGGCTCCGGCTATCTGCTGGATGGTGACGTAGGCCACGCTCACTAGTTCGCCCTTCTCGATGCGCCCGATGTGCTGACGGGTGAGCCCCGCACGGTCGGCCAGTTCCTGCTGGCTGATGCCTGCCAGTTTGCGCAGGGCAGTGATACGCTGCCCCATGCGCTGTGCTGCTTGTTCCTTGTTCATAGTTCCTTGGGGGTGTTAGAATTCTTGTATGAAATACTCGTAGTTGATGACTTTCCGTAGTAGTAGCGGCATTTTCAACCTTACCACGTTCTCTACATCGGTGAAGTCTATATCGGCAGTGTCTGTGCCTTTATCCTCAAGCCAGCGCCTGGCGTACTCCATAAGTTTTCGCGCGAGATGCTCGCTTTTTGCCTCCTTTGTCTCTTCATATCTTACCGACAACAAGTCAACGGCTAGTACCAATCGGACGTGATGTCTGATGTGCTTGTTTCCGACACAAAACTCCATGCCCACTGCCCATGTGTTCATCTGTGGTGCTCCGCCTAACTCTTTCGGGTCGTAGATGCCTTGCACTCCGATGGATTTCAGTCTTGCCTTCATATCCTCATTCCTCCATAATGGTTTGAAACTCGTGCTCGAAGCAGTCCCACACCATCAGCCAGCACCCCTTCGGGGTCTTTACGTGTATGTGCTCCAGCAGTTCCTGCTTCTTGGGGTCTTCATCGTAGCCGTAGGCGTCATCATCCACGGTGATGGTATCTACTTCGATTTGGTCGGGCGCATAGTTGCTGTACTCGCTGATTTCGGTCAGCCCTTGCGTTGCCACTCTCTTCTGTCCTTCTTTTGTCATGTCGCCGAAGAAGATGGCGATTTTGCACTTGTTCATAGTTCCTTATGCTTTTAGGTGTTTGACTTATTGTGAGGAATAGGAGCGGTCGCCCGCTCCCATTGCCCTGTCTTATGCTGCCAGCTTGTTGAGTTTGTCGGCCATTGCCTTGATTTTCTCATCTTCGAGGATGTCCCACTCTTCAAGTGTTGCGATGATGACCTTGGCGGTGTGTTTGCGGTTGCCATCCAGTGAGTAGGCAGTGATAGGGTAGCTCAGCGGAGTGCTACGGATTCCGTACTCGTCCTCGTCGCAACCGAAGTAATTCATGGATGCCTTCTCAATTTCCTTCAGGGTCTTTCCAAACTCGTCGTTTGCGCGTGCTTCCCACATTGCCATCTCATCTTCCAGCTTTGACTTCTCAGGGGCATCCACCGTGATGGTGGCTTCGCCCGTGATAAAGTTTAGTGTGATGTCAACCTGTACGTCCTTGCTGTTCTGCTTGTAGGCTGTGGTCTTGAACTCGTTGTAGGTCATCTGGCTTCCGTTGTTCTCGCAAGTGAAGGTCTTGTCGTAGCCCTGTGCCTGTACCAACTCTGTGCAAATCTCCATGTAACCCATAACATTGTTGTTGCGGTTGATTCTGCTGTCGTTTACCTTAACTGTAGTCTTCATAATCTCTGTGCCCTTCCGGGTCTTTGGGTTTAATTGTTATTTGTTTCTTTTTCTGGTGCAAAGATACAACAACAAAACCAAATGCACAAGTTTTTATGCGTTTATTTAGATTTTTAGCATATCTTTTTATGCTTTTTCTTGCGTTTTTGCATAAGATAGCAACAAATTGTAATCTCGGAAGAAGCAAAACGAGTGGTTTCGTGCGCAATCAAGGGGGCAGGTCGCGTGATTCGCTCAAAATGAGCGATCATGGACCTGTCCCCTTGATTGCTAAGCACAACCCTTTCCTTTATGTCTTTAAACATTACTTTGTCTTCCAGACAAATACGATAAACGCCACCAAGAGGATGATCCACAGCAGCGTCGTAGTGCTAATTGTCACAGTCCATATTTCCATACCTTGTACATATTAAGAATCCAATACCACACAAATCCTATCACCGCCACTCAGCCCAATCGAGGCCGTTGTCATGCAGCAGGTCATCAAGTTCGATGAGCGTCTTCTTGCCACTATTGCGGAACTTCAGCCAGTCGGTCTTATGGAGCTGGCAAAGGTCGCCCAGCGTGTAGATGTCATTTGCTATACAGATATTCCTGGCGCGTACACTCACGTCGCAATCCTCGATGCGCTTGGCCTTGATGTCAGCCTTGGGGTCGGGCTCGTCGATTATGATGCCGTCCTCATTGTAGCTGCTCTCAAAACTTGAAGCACTGAATGGTCGGTAGGTCAGTTCCAGTTGTCCGTCGTTGAATGCCTCGGCAAACATCTGGTACTTCCCGCATCCGTTATATTCGGAGTCAGCCTTGTGCCTGTCGTATGCCTCAGTCAGGATCTCGCGCGACACGGCGATGATTTCATCCACCGAAGGCGTGTGGCGTTCACCGTCGCCTTTAAGTCCGTACCACTTAACGCCCATCAGTACCATGATGGCATGCACCCTCTCAAAGTCGAAGTCGAGAAGGATTTCATTAATCATTGCGTCTCTTTTTCTGTTGTCTTTGTTCATAGTTCCTTGATGTTTTATTGTTCATTCTTTCACTTCCTCACTCTTCATTTTATCCATGACGGCAGTGATGGCGGCGAGGCCACTTTCTACCTGCTGTATCTTGTGCTTCTTCTCTTGCAATCCCTGTTGCATGACGTTGACGGCACGGAGCAGTTCGCCCAGATAGTTACGGCTTATCTTGTCGGCCAACCGCTGCCGATCTTTTTCCAGGTTCACAATCTTGTCCTCGGCTGCCAGCAGCTTGTTGTGCAGATCCTCGATGATGGTGCCTTCGTCGGCAGAGTCGCCCTTGCGTGTGGTGTGCGTCACAATGCGCTTGCACGGCAACCATTCCGGCGGTGCGTTCTTCACGTAGATGCGCACGCTGCGCGTTGAAAAGCAGATGTTCATCACAGTGGTCTCAATTCCTGTGTCGGTGGTCACCACATCGAACCGCCGCCACACTTGTTGGTCAAATTCTTGTTCTGTCATAGTTTACTTGATAATTCGTTTGTTTTACTTAATCTTGTCGATTTCCTCTGCCGCCTGCCTGGAGGTTCCCATGAGGGGGAAGTGGCGGGCGGTGTAGTTCTCAATCTGTGCGCCTCGTGACTGTTCCCAGCCGGGGAGCATGGCGATGCCGTCGGCACGGGTCATCAGGAGGATGAGGTCGTAGGCGAGGATGACGGCATAGGTGAGCCGCTTGCCCAGCAGGGCGTTCATCAGTCGGTAGAGCCAGGGGAAGCGGCAGGGCCACACGCGACAGGGGTTGATGCAGCCGTAGCCGTGCCGCCGAAGGATGGCCTCTGCCTCGCGGAACCGTCGGCGGTACTCGCGCGGCTCAATGCCCGTCATGGGACCGGAGATGTAGATGTGTCGTTTCATTTTCATCATTCGTTCAATTAGTTGTTGTTACTATTCCATCGCAGCCAGTTCCTCGTCGGAGGTCTTGCTGACTATCTCGGTGGCGATGGCGGTCATGTACTCGTCGGCGAACTGCTGCTGCTCTTCGCGGGTCATGGACGGTGCTGCATGCAGCCGCTCGTCCCACTCCTCGCTGATGGCTTCCTCTGCCCAGAACACCGTCTCTGCGATGTCCTTCCACCGCCCGATTGCTTCTTGTCGTGTCATAATGTTCAATATTCAATGATTATTCACTCACTCCGCAAACAAAATCAACCCACACAACCACGATGATTGCAAACACTACCGCTATGGCAAGGCAGAATGTTGCTTGCATGAAATCGCTGAGATACCATAATACAAGCCACACCGCCAACAATATCGGCGAAATGGCTTTCACGTATAAAAGATACTTTTCCATTTTATTTCTTTTTTGTGAATACTATCTGAACTTGAAACACCAGCCATTGAAACACGATATAGTATGCGGCTTCATCACAGAATTTATCTGAGCGTTTGATAAAGATTGCCGGTGTCAACATGAATGTCCAATCGTTAAAGATTTCCGACACCGTGATGTGCGAAGAAATGTAATGTTTCATATTTTCTTTGGTTTAATTGTTATTCACTCACGCGGCCTTCAGCCCAGTCGAAGCAATACAGCGCATCGAGCAGTCCGTGTATCGGGTCTATCTTCCCCAGATGCCCGTTGCCCTTGACCACGCGGCGGATTGGTGGGTCGCCCTTGCTCTCGATGGCGGCATTGCCGAAGCACCACGGCCACAGGGGATTGTCCGAGAAGTGCATCCACTCGTCCTTGCCCAGCATCTTCTCCTCCATCTCACCGATGCGGGGGTTCTGCGTCATGCTCGTCTGACTGACGGGTATCACCATGCGCTGAATCAGGTCGGCGATGTCCTTGGCCGAGATGTTGGGGTTGCGCTTCTGGAAGAGGGTCTGCAACCACGCCTTCAGGTTGTTGATGGGCGTGACGCTCTGGGCAGGGTCATAGCCGAAGTGGTAGATGTTGATGCCCTTCTCCACCAGTTCCGCGATGCGGTTGATGGCGTAGGTCGAGTCGAACACCTCACCGGGGCAGACGTGCAACCACCCCTGTCGCACCCATTCCT